CACAGATGCAACAAGTTGCACAAGCCGGAGGAGATATAGCACCACTAGCAAAAGCATTGCCAGAAGAAGCAAAAGCATTAGTGGAATAGTATGGAAACAAAACAACTAGAAAAGTTTTTAAAAGAATTACAAACCAATTACAAATTTATATTCAACACAGAAGAAGGCAAACAAGTCTTGGCTGATCTTGAAAAAAGATGTCATTATCATTCTACCACCAACGTAAAAGGTGATAGCCATGAGAGTGCTTATATGGAAGGACAACGCAGTGTCATTCTATTTATTAAATCAATGCTGCAAAACAACAAGGATAAATAAAAATGTCAAATGAACAGATAACACAGGAAACTGTGCCTGTAGAACAAGCGACTACAGAGACAGTACAAACAACACCAGCACCCGCTGCACAACCAACATCATCTTGGAAAGATTCTATTAGCGAAGAATATAGAGCTGATCCTAGTATAGAAAAATTTACAGAGATAGATGCGTTAGCAAAAAGTTACATCAACGCAACTAGAATGATTGGTCAAGATAAAATTGTAATACCTACAAAAAATTCTACACAAGAAGCATGGGATGAAGCCTATGCAAAATTAGGTAGACCAGAATCTCCAGACAAATATAATTTAACTGTTAAATCAGATGTTGTACAAATGGATGATAACGCAATTAAATCTTTTGCTGAACAATCTCATAAACTTGGTTTAAACAATCAACAAGCTGAAGGCATATTAGAATTTTATAAAAATAATATGGAAGGCACAGCTCAACAATCAAAGATTGATACTGAAACTGCACAAGCTAATTCTGAACAAGAGTTAAGATCAGAATGGGGTAGAGACTTTGATGCTAAAGTACAACAAGCTGGTGCATTAGCAAAAGCAAATATTAATCCAGAAGTATTAGATATGACTTTATCAAATGGTGTTAGACTTGGTGATCATCCAGAAATTATTAAAGGCTTTGCAAAGATAGCCGGTATGATGTCAGAAGATAAAATGGTTACAACTGAAAGCGAAAATGTAAATACAGTTGCTGACATTGAATCTGAAATATCAGCTATTACTAATGATACTAATGGACCATACTGGAACAAACAACATCCAGACCATGACAAAGTAGTACAACAAGTTTATACGTTAAGAGAAATGTTAAATGCAGATTAATAATCTTAACGATAAAGAAATTCGGTTAGAAATATTGCGGTTGGTTAAGGAAACAGGATCTGAAGTTCAAAAAAATGATCCCTTGCCAATCGCTGAAAAATATTATAATTGGATATTAGGTAAGAAAATTCGTAAGAACCTTACTGACAAGAAGGAATAGACTTCTACTCTAAAAGAGTTTAAATCCAAGAATTGCCTACTCATGTGAGTGGATAACCTTTCTGATTTTTTTATAACTTAACAATAATAATGGAGAGACAATTATGTCATCACAAATAACTACAGCTTTTGTACAGCAGTATTCTGCTAACGTACAAATGCTATCTCAACAAATGGGATCATTATTAAGAGACAAAGTTAGACAGGAAAGTGTTGTTGGAAAAAATGCTTTCTTTGATCAAGTTGGTTCAGTAACTGCTCAACTTAAAACGAGCAGACATTCGGACACTCCGCAAATAGACACTCCTCACTCAAGAAGAAGAGTATCTCTTGCAGACTACGAATTTGCTGATCTTATTGATCAACAAGACAAAGTACGTCTTTTAATAGACCCAACATCTTCATACGCACAAGCCGCTGCATACGCAATGGGTAGAGCTATGGATGATGTGATTATTGCTGCTGCTACTGGAACTGCTTACACAGGCGAAACTGGTACTGGCACTGAATCTGCACAAACAGCTATCGCTGCTAGTGTTGGAACTACTACAGGCTTAAACATTCCTAAATTAGCGAAAGCTAAAGAAAAGTTTGATTTAGCTGATGTTGATCCTTCAATCCCAAGACACATTATCGTGTCTCCGGAGCAGATTAATAATCTTTTAAATGTAACCGAAGTTACTAGTTCGGATTTCAACACTGTAAAAGCATTAGTACAGGGTGAAATTGATACGTTTCTAGGCTTCAAATTTACAGTTTCCAATAGACTTGCAAAATCTGGCAATGACAGAACTTGCATAGCCTTCGCACAAGATGGTATCACTCTAGGAATTGGTAAAGATGTTTCAGCAAGAATAGACGAAAGAGCAGACAAATCGTATGCTACTCAAGTTTACTACTGCATGAGCATTGGTGCTACTAGAATGGAACAAGCGAAAGTTATTGGTATAACTTGTACAGAAGCATAATAGGAGGATATTAATATGGCTACAGTTTATTCAATACAAAAGACTAAATGGAATCAGAACGTACCTTCTCAAAAGATAGACACTACTGAACTAGCGGGTAGAGTAAGAGTTGCTCATGCAGAATATGAAGCAGCTTCTCTAGCATCTGGTGATGTGATTCAAATGTTTAATTTACCAAATGGTTCAAGAATCATCTCTGGTAGATTAGCACATGACGCATTAGGTAGTTCAACTACTTTATCAGTTGGTTACGCAGCACACACAAATGCTGCAGGTACTGCTGTAAGTGCTTCAGCTGCTGCTTATAAAGCTGCTGCTGCTTCTACTTCTGCAACTGCGGTAAATGCTGCAAACACTATTGCATTGGGTGAAAACTCAATCGTAGATGCTAACAAGGATGGACTTCCTGTGTCAGTAACTATGGGTGGTGCTGCAGGTACTGGTACAATTCAATTAACTATGATGTATGTACTAGACTAATAGTTTAGTATGTAATAATAGTATATAGATAGGCGGGGAAAGCGAGAGTGGAACTCGCCTATCTTTTTATGAAACAGATTAAAGATTTAAAACCTGTATTACATTTTAAAAAAGATAATTATGTATATAGGTATGTATTAGTAGATAGGTTTCAAAATGATAATAAAAATCATTATGGATTTGATACTAAAAAAGAGAGAACAACAGAAGAAATATTTGCGTTAGAAAAAGATAGACAAATAAGACGTAAGTATATTATAAGGAAGTAGTATGGCATCAACAGTAGACATTTGTAATGGAGCATTAAACCAATTAGGTGCAACAACAATACTTTCACTAACAGAAGATTCAAAAAATGCTAGACTTTGTAACTCAAGATATACTCAAGTAAGAGACGCAGTATTTAGATCACATCCTTGGAACTGTTTACAAAAAAGAGTAGAACTAGCACAATCAACTACAACTCCTGCATGGGGTTATAAATTTAAGTTTGATTTACCGGGTGATTGTTTAAGACTATTAAGAATATTAGATTTTGATTCTAACTACCAAGTAGAAGGTAGATCAATATTATCTAACAATGAGACTATGAAAATTTTATATATCTCAAGAGTAGAAGATCCTAATCAATATGATGAATTATTAAGAGAAACTTTATCTGCTGCACTTGGTTCAGATATTGCTTATGCAATAACATCTAACAATACTACATCACAAAATATGTTAGTTACTTATCAAGAAAAATTAAAAGATGCTAGATTTGTAGATTCAACAGAAGGTCAGAACGTAATTCAAGAAAATGGTATGGCAGATGCTGTAGATGCAGGTACATTCATAAACTCAAGGTTTTAATAAATGGCTAGAGTAGCTGCACAACTTTCAAACTTTACAGCGGGTGAGTTGTCGCCAAGATTAGATGGTAGAAATGATTTAGCAAAATATTCTGCAGGATGTGCAACTGTAGAAAATATGGTTATCTATCCTCATGGAGCTGCAGCTCGTAGACCGGGTACACAATATGTTTCTTCAGTAAAAACACCAGCAAACAAAACAAGATTAATACCTTTTGAATTTTCTACAACACAAACTTATATTTTAGAATTAGGCAATCAATACATAAGATTCTATAAAGATAATGGTCAAATATTATCTAGTGGATCTCCTTATGAAATATCATCACCTTATTTAACTGCAGAAATTTTTGATATTAAATTTGCACAATCTGCTGACGTTATGTACATTACACATCCTAGCCACAAAACTAGAAAGCTATCTCGTACAGGACATACCTCTTGGACATTAGCAGAAGTAGATTTTGTTAATGGTCCATACCTAGATACCAATTCATCCACAACAACCATTACAGCTTCTGCACATACAGCTGGAACTGGAAGAACTTTTACTGCTAGTGCTAGTACATTTGCTTCAACAGATGTTGGAAGATTAGTTAGGTTCAGAGATGGTTATGCAGAGATAACAGGATTTACAAGTGCTACAGTTGTTACTGTTGAAATATTAAAAGACACAGGATCAAGTAGTGCATCAACCGATTGGTCTCTTGGTGCGTTTTCAGACACTACAGGTTATCCTTCTTGCGTGTCATTTTTTGAACAACGATTGGTATTTGCCGCAACATTAAATAATCCGCAAACAGTTTACTTTTCTAAATCTGGTGATTATGAAAATATGGATGCAAACATTGGTGGTACTGTTGCAGATGATGATGCTATTATTTATACAATCGCATCTAATCAAGTAAATGCTATTAGATTTATGGCTGCTGGTAGAACTTTAATAATAGGTACTGCAGGTGGTGAATTTACAGTAAGTGGTGGTGGAGATAATGATGCAGTAACACCAACAAACATTCTAATTAAAAAACAATCTAACCATGGTGCAGCAAACACAGATGCAATAGCAGTTGCTAATGCAACATTATTTTTACAAAGAGCAAAAAGAAAAATTAGAGAACTAGCTTATAACTTTGATGTAGATGGTTATACAGCACCCGATCTTACCATCCTTGCCGAACACATTACTGAAGGAGGTATTGTTGAAATGGCATATCAAGAAGAACCTTTAGCAATTATTTGGTGTGTAAGAAATGATGGTGAATTAATTGCATTAACTTATCAAAGAGAACAAGAAGTTGTTGCTTGGCATAGACACATTTTTGGCGGAGCTTTTGGTAGCAGTAAAGCAGTATGTGAATCTGTTGCAGTTATTCCAACAGAAGATAGTGAATACGAATTATACATGATTATAAAAAGAACTATCAATGGTGCTACCACAAGATATGTAGAATATTTAAACACATTTGACTTTGATCAAACTGACAATACATCATTTAATTTTTTAGATTCACAACTTAATTATAGTGGTGCAACATCAACATTGAATGGCGACATTTCTAATTCAGCAACTACAGTTACTGTAGCATCTGGAACAGACTTTACATCTTCTGGAAAAATAAAAATTGGTGGAGAAATAATTACTTACACAGGAAAATCTACAAATGATTTAACTGGTTGCACTAGAGGAACAGAAAGCACTACTGCAGCAGCTCACACTTCTGGAGATACTGTAAAACAAGTTGTTAATTCTTTATCTGGATTAAGTCATTTACAAGGTCAAACAGTTAGCATATTAGCTGATGGTGCAACACATCCAGATAAAACTGTATCATCAAGTGCTGTTACTTTAGATAGATTTGCAAACAGTGTTAAGATTGGATTAGGTTATACATCAATATTAAAAACTATGAGAATAGATGCTGGTTCACAAAATGGTACATCACAAGCTAAAACAAAAAGAATATATGAAGTTACTGCAAGATTATATGAAAGTGTTGGTGTTGAAGTAGGACCAGATTTAAACAATATGGAAAGAGTACCTTTTAGAACTTCTGCTAATCCTATGGATCAAGGTATACCACCTTTTACAGGTGATAAAGAAGTAGAATTTAGAGGAAATTATGATACAGATGGATTTATGATTGTAAGGCAAACTCAACCTTTACCTTTAACA